CAATGCATCTAATGCTTCAAGCACGTCACGGTTCAAGTAAATTGCAAGTTTACCACCTGGTACACGGCGCGATTGCATTTGGTAGTAGGCTTTACGCAAGAAGTCGTACAGTGCAACACTACCAGCGGCCATATCGGTCACGTTGATGTTTGCAATACGAGTTACATAGCGCCAGTCTTTAACAGCAAGACCGATATCCCACTTGAACTTTTCTTCATACGCATAGTACGCATTACCATCAGCATCAAGTACACGCTGACGACCCATATCTTCACGTGAGATACCAGCTTTAGTGCCTTTCGGGTAAAGCAACTGACACTGGTTATCACCCCATGCAAGCATCCAAATAGATGTGTTGTTGCTACCAGTACCACCGGCATCAATGATCTGTTTACCATTGGCAGCAGATTTTGAATTGAAACGCGGTGCAAGGCCCATGAATTCTTCAGGGTCATCAGCAGTGTTACCATAGAACATCTTGGTAGCCACTTCTTGTTGCATGGCTTCAATGTATGACATGGCTTCTTGCATACGCACTGCACCAGCGTTATCACCGGCTAATTGAACAATACGTTCGTCAACGGTGCTAAGACCTTCAACGAAACCAGTTGTATCTTCAACCTGTGCAGTTTTAGATTTGTCGTTTGGAATACCCTTGTAAAGCTTACCCCATGAAACAGACGGTAGACCTGTACGCACAGTGTGCTTATGGGTCGAACCATTATTACATTCAACGGCGATTGCATCTTCAAGGATTGGGTTTTCTTCAGACAACATTTCAATTACAGGGATGTAACTGCCATCTTTGTCTTGACGTTTGTAAAGGTCGATCAGGTCGACCATTGTATTACCGATTACGGCCATTTTTAGTACCCCTATGATTTAGGATATAATGTTGATACACGGTCTTTTTCAACATTACCTGTAGTCAATGCTGAACCTGGTACGTCTTCTTTAAGTTGACGACCGACCTTAATCATGAATCGAATCATTTCAGGATGGTTACCCACACCGACATCATTCAACAGTTGAGTGAGTTCAGGCGTTCCCAGTTTGTCCAATGCAACGCGGGCCGTAGCGATAGATTCTTCAAATTTATCACCACCGAATTCCTTGTCGTTTTTAGACTGGGTTTGCCATTCCTCCATTTGTTTGGTGTAATTTTCAACAGCAGCACTGCTCATTTTCTCAACTGCACTTGCCTGAAGTTCAACAAACTTTTGCGCCATTTCTTGTGACAAACCGGCTTCTTTAAAAAGAGGTAAAGCTTGTTCAAGTAACTCGCTATCAAGTTGCATACCTTCAGGTGCGGTGAAGTCTTGATAATCAGCAACACTTTGATCATCACTACCACCTTCTTCAGCATCAGTATCAGCACCTTCATCGGTGGTGGTTTCTTCAGCTTCTAAAGTCGTTTCACTGTTTTCATCAACAGCTTTCGGTGCTTCAGTTAATAAACTGTCACCGTCGTTTGTAGCCGGTTGTGCCGGTGTAATATCAGGTTGTTCTACTGGGTCAGCCATTTTCATTTTCCTGTAGCATTAATGAGTATGCATCATAACAAACACTCTTTAACGTGTTCATTGTTTCAATACCTACACGCTTCATTCCAGCATAGTGTGCATGTAAATGTGAATCTTTGTCAAACGTGTCACTAAATACGCGTGATAATAGTAATTGTTGATACATCACCAAACGACCCTGACGTGTCTGCATCACTCGAATCAATGCATCAGCATACGCTTCAAGTTCTTTAGATTCTTCAACATCATCATGCAATAAATCTTCACCGTTCATTATGCTAACCCTGCATTACGCATCAATGTACCCAATGCATTATCATCAGTGACTTCAGTTTCAGATACAGTCTTGGCCGTGTTTGCTAATTCCTGACCCTGTATCATCGCCGCTTGTTGTGCTTGTGCTTGTTGCTCACCTTGCACCATTTCATTAGTTTTATCGTCAGAACGGACCACACGTGGATTAGTACCCATTGCATTAGCGTATTCATCAATTGCTTGCATCGGGTCAATCTTATGACGTGCTTCAGGCCATATTGATGCAAGTTGTGATGCGAACCCGACGGTACGTTCAAGACCGGTAACAGCTACCATACGTTGCGCTTGTGCTAATACGCTGATGTATTCAACATTCAAATCACTACCTTGCAATTCTTTAGGCGGTGGCGGTAATACACCGGTTGATTGAAGTATGTCGAATGTACGGTCAATCAATGGGTCAAGTAATTCAGAATGTAGGCGCTCAAGTACGGGACCAAGCATCAACAATTTTTCTTCTTGTTTCTCAGCAACTTCACGTGCTGTGATCTGGCGACGGTCTGAACTGGCCAACATTAAGAACAAGTCTTCATAGAACGCATGACTGATACGGTCTGATGCCTCCATGTTAATCTGACCAATAGCATTAATATCTGGACGGTAGTTACCATACACTGATGAAACATTGTCACTGGCATTATCGGTGTAGATGATGTCGCCACCTTTTAAACCATGACGTTGTAACTTAGCATGCATCGACGACGGTGCTTGTAACAATGGGTTAGCGACTTTATCAACGGCTTGATAACGACGCTTTTCACCCAGTTGTAATGCTTTACTGTCACCCAATGCATCCATCCCAGGACAATCAGTTGCGTAAATGTCGCCGCCGGTGATGTCCCAACGTGGTGCCATAATAGGGAATGTGTCGAAACCTGATTCACGTAAGAACTGATTTCTGTTTGATTTTGCTAAACTGGCTTCGTAATACACTGAACGGTATGGCTTCTTATTGGCAAACGGTGACATATTGTCACGGTTATCATTTGGCTCAATACAATGCACAATATCAATCCATGCTTCAGTTGCGCCGGTATCCCATAGATTCTTCACTGAATCACTACAGTTGTCGTAACCGAACATCTTCACGACTTGACCTACACTGTATTGATATTCACGGTACAGTGTATCAATTTCATCCTGACCATTGGCACCAAGCATGAATTCACCGGCTGTGAAGGTCTTACAACGAATCACATTGTTGAAGTCGTTGAATACACCCATGGCACCTGTACCGAATACACCGACTTCAGTGTACAAAGAATGCAGTGAATTATAGGTATTCGACTGACTGAATACGCGGTACATGGTTGATTGAACAGCATGTAGCCATTCTTTCACCGGTGCATATTCATTCATATCAGGGTCACCGGCACCAAGCTGAAACCATGGTCGTGCAGGTGATGTGATACCGGACATCATACCACTGGCCAACGTGCGAACAGCCATACGTGACTTGTTGTTGATCTGCTTAGTATTACGCTTGTAACCCTTATTCGAGTCACCGGATAGGAAACGACCACGATGACCCTGATGGTAGTCACTCAGTTCCTGCCATATTTCCATGAAGCTAGACCGTTCACTTCGCAGTGATTCAAGTCGCTTGTTAAATTTACTAATGTCAGCCATGAGTGATCACCTTATAAGTATTCATTGTCAATCAATACACCGACAATCCGCGCACTGACTCTATCATTTGCGGAACCTGACGTTGCAACTGACGTGAAGAATGCATCCGTTTTACTTGGCACCGGTGTTGATCTGAAGTCTACTTCAACGGTTGACTGATAGATACTGACCACGTTGGTATTAGTTGATGGTAACCCATTTAAAGGGTCAGCATTGCGAATGTTCCAAAAGAAGTCATTATCACGCCCTTTCGGTGAACTGAAGTAACCGGATAAACCGAACAATGTGTAACCATCGGGAACAGTGTATAAGCACATTGCACGTGTCTGTGTACGTTGTTCAAATGCAGTAACAATCATTGACGTGTCGACTGGTACACCGGCTGCATGGTTATTTTCACGTGCAATATACACATCACCTTCAACTGATGTATTGCCCACTACAAACGCACGATTAACCCGTAAACCTGCATCAGTGGCGAATGGTACAGGTGTTTGACCGTTCAACTGAACCACAGACCGCATAGGTAAATAATCACCGTCGAGCCAATCTATCACCACGTTCTGATCAGCAGTTGCATCAGTGCTACTCAGATACAGTGTTGAAGGTGTGTCTGAAAATACATATTGACTTGGGAACGGCCATATCAGTTTTTCAATTGTCCCGATGTCAGTAGCGTATGCGTTCACATAAACCATTTCATGACCTGGTATCAGTCCTTTCGATACTTCAGTGATGAAGTTTGAACTGAATGAACGGGCATTATCACGACTATATGTTTCAGTGACGATCAATGAAGAATGTACCGATGTAGCTAATGCCCATACATTTGTGTCAATACTACTGATTGGCCATGGCGGTGAATCACCGGATATAAGATGGAACGAACCGGTGCTAACTGATGGTTTTGAATCACTGAAAACAATACGCACTGCATCACGGTGTGCCTGAAGTGTCAACGGATTTAAGCCAGCATTAACCCGCACGTATTCAGTAGTGTTGACATTCACGCTGGCGGTTGTCATATCAGGAACCTAACAGTGTTTTAGTTGATACATTTGCGCCGCCGGTCAAACCGCGTGAACCGGTTAGTAATGTACTGGTTGTATTACCACCGGCTGCATTAGCACGTCGTCGTTTATCAGCATCCATATTAGACATTGATGATGCAACATCAGGTGCAACCGGTGCTTCAGGTAGTGCCGGTGGCGGTGTAGGTGCTTTCGGTGTACTTGATAAACACATGGGTTAAACCCTCAAATT